AACTGTTGATTTAATTGATTTGTTTCGTTTGCAGTCTGTAAAGTGTTTGTTGAAATCTGTTTGAGCAGATTAATCATTTCGTTAAGTTTTGGTTCTAACTGTGATGTTAGAGACTGAGCAATCTGTTCAAAAGACTGTTTGAGTTCTTTTGTTTGAGTTAAAAATAGCTGTGGGATCTGTAGGTCCGCTATTGCCTGCTGAATCTCCCGTGTTTGTCTCGCGAGATCGGCAGAACCAAAAGTTTGAGCGAACTGTGCTGTCTGCTGTTGCAGATTACTTGTTCCGCTTGTAGCTTTTGCTAAACTTTCGGCAAAAACGGTAAAATCATCAATCTGATTTTTCAAATTGTCAAAACTGAATTTTGACATATTATTTGTTATGTCAGTTAATGATTTTGATAGAGCATTAAAACCCTCGGTGCATTGTCTTAAATACTGGGATATGTCAGTCATACCCTTTGAGACTTCGGTTGTAACAGCCGAAACTGTCTCGCCCATCTTTTTAAAACCGTCAATAAATTCTTGTATATCCTCGATTTTAAGCGACAAATTGACAATACCAGTTTCAGCCATACATAACTCCTATTTTTTCATTAAGGCTTTAAATTTTGCAATATCTGACAACGCTTCGCTCTCTGTTACACCCTCATTGCGCCTACGTTCGCATTCCATATCTTTCGCTTTTTCGGGGTTTTGTTGCTCCCACTCTTCAAAAAATATTTCCTGCCATATTAGGATCTCGCTTTGTGGTAACTGCATCACTTCACCTATTGATTTACCTATTTCACGGGCAATTCGGGCACATAGACGAATAAAGTTATCAGATTTTACGAGTTTTTTATCTCAGTTACTCCCTCTTTCGTTGCGTTATTCACCTCTAAAGTTGCCTGCAATACTTTATTGAATACGCGATCCGGCATCATTGAGATCACATCTCCGAACGTGTCCGGAGACTCTGTAGAGTTACCGTCTTTGTCACATAATGACATACAGATCAATAGACACATCTTTTCAGTATCGGTTTGTCTACTCTGAATGATTGACAGTTTGGTGAACCCGTTTAATTCCTTGACATACATTTTGCCGATTTCCGGTAGTTCTTCTGAAACATCAATCTCTTTTACTTTGAAAACACCGTTTTTCTGCTGTTTAAAAATTTCTGCGTATGAAGCCATAAATAATTTCCTTGTATTAGTTTTTTCAAAAAATGATCCTAAATAGTTTAGGATCATTTACATTATATCATTGTTAAAGTAGGTTATCTGTTATGAACCGCCGCCCTGCTGTGTATCACCGGAACCCTGCTGTCCTTGCTGTCCCTGCTGTCCCTGCTGTGTATCGCCCTGCTGTGACTGCTGAGCCGGAACAACTGCGGCTTTAGTCCAAACCGGATCACCGTTTAACTTCATAGAAACGGTAAACTTCATAAGATCTTCGTTTGTACCGCTTGAAACTTGGAAACCTAGCAAAGTCGCTTCATATGTAGCAATATCCCCAGTCTTGAACTGATGGCGGAATTTAACGATAGCACCCTCATTCGCTTTGGTTCTGAGTGTGGCTTGGTTTTCGTCTCCGTCATACCATAACATCTCTAATTCTTTATCCTCACCCTCTTTAATACCGGAAATGAAGCGTTTTGTCTGATCTTCGATGGTAGACTGATCAATGGTATTTGCTTTAGTACCTACGGTTCCGATCTCTTGAAATCCCTGCAAGTCTAACCAGTTTGTACCACCATCAATAGAAAACTGTGTGAGGGTCCCTGCCATTTTGACAGCGTTTTTTCCGGTATAGTTATATAATTCTTGATAAGCCATATGTTTTTTCTCCTAAAAAAATAGCTATTTTTTACACTCTTCAACTTTCGATTGAATCCATTTTAAAAATTTGTCTCTGACAAATCTTTTCGTATAGTCATTAGCGATACTCTTTCTTGCTTTCTGCATTAAACTTGCACCACCTAAAGATTTTTGGTATCGCTTACCTCTCCAAAAACGGTTAGTATGCGTTATAGTAACGTCATGCGCTCCACCGCTTGACAGTCTATTTACATTATTCCATCGTTGACGGTAATCGGCTATACTATTTTTGCCGTTAGTCCACTTCTCAATCTGTTGCTGATACTGAGCAATTTTTTTGCCTACGGTGCTATAAACGTAACCACCACCTTTACGGACTTTTATCACTTCGTCTTGCGGTTTGCCCTGCAATTCTGCGATCTGTTTCTTTTTCCTAGCAATGCGATCTTGCAGAGTATCAATCACACGCAAATAGTAACCTCTATTAAAATCTGATGTTACGGTCTTTGTGGCAATACGCTGAACAGCACCGCGTCTTGTTATGTTTCCTCTACCTAAACTGTGTGGCTCAATACCCCACTCTAACATCTGATAATAAGATTTAGGCTCTAATATCTTTTTTTGACTGTGTGATTCTTTTCCTGCTAAAGTTAAATTCCTTTTTGGTGGATTGTCTCCAAATAAAGCCGGAACATAAAAGTAACCGATTGCGTCACTATAACCACCCCTAGGGGTTTTAAACTTTGACGGTCTAAAGTTAGATCTAGATTTTCTTAGAGCAACTACTAACTGCGATGGTTTATATACGCTATATTGTCCCTCACCGCCTGCGTGTTTTGCTCTTAATCTAAGTGCCTTTTCGTGCCAATCCTCAAAAAACGGGGTTAAACATTCATGCAGTATTGTTTTAATATCTTTGAGATAGCTAGACTTATGATTTTTTAAATCTTTTGCTAGTTCCTCTGCATTCTTAAAAAATTTACTGCTCGTTGCCATAAAGAATTATATCCCAGTCTATCTGAATACCGAAAAATCCCTCTTCCTCAACAAAATCCATATAGTAAAAGCTATGACAAATTATCATTTGAAATGTGTCGTTATCGCCTTTACCGTTCAACCTCTTATTTAACAAATCACAAATCTTTTCGGTTGTTTCCCAGTCTACAAAACTAAATACGGTCGTTGTACACTGAACTAAATGGTAGATCGTTTCACCAGTCATTGTGGTTGTCGGTTGTTCTAAGTATCTGTTTTCATACAGCACCCCTTGATTCACATCTGAGGGTGGTATGCAGTCATATACGGGTACATTCTGATCATTTAATGTCACATCGGCTAAACAATCAGTGAATAACTGAAATATATCTTTTCTTGCCTTTGATAAACTGATCATGTTGTTACCCTTTTGTTTTGGTTAATTCTGCTATCGTAATGACAACTTACAATAATTTGTCCTTTTGCATACTTCGGTTGTATTGAGTTTATCCGGTATAGGTAACCGCCTATATCAATAATGCAATCAATATGTAAGCCACGAAAATAGCGTACTGAGATAGTATATTGCCCGTCTTGAACTTCGATCCCTGCATAGATCTGACTTCTAGCTGAAACCTGCTCTATGTAAGCCCAACACTCACGCAAAAGGTCGTAATCATCAATAGATCTGAATGTAGATACTCCGTCTTTTGGTGCATAAAATTTTATGCGTCTTGACAGTGAACCACCTTTAATATCTAAACTCATACATTCCTCTTACGGATCGGGTCTAAAAGCTGTTTAACTCCCACTGACAACGGGTGCATATCGCTTGTTGCTGTGTCCTCACGGTATCTATACCACTGACCCACAATCAGATATACAGCTTGTCTCATACTCGAATTAAAAATTGTACCGCTACTTTCCTCCGGTGGAACTTCATTCTCATAAACACGCTGATTGATATATGATTCAATGTAACTAATTGCATCATCAATGTATTCTTGAATCAGATCGTCCTCTTCGTCGTCAATTTCAACTCTGATATGTGCTTTTACTTGCGCTACTGTCGGGAAATTCATGTTTTCAACCTCTCTGTTGAACGGTTGATCCTAAAAAATTTAGGAACAACCGAACAACTAAATACACAAGGAATATTATTTAGTTTTCTTTTTTGTGTTCTTTGAATCGTTTTTGATTTCGGTCGGATCGTAAATTTTAAACTCTTCTCGAACACAAACCTCTCGCGCAATCGACGGTAAATCATCAAAGTTATATTCGCCCTTGTCTAATTCTTCTCTGTGAATCCCGTCGACTGAGTAGCCAATTTTGTGATCAACTACTACAAGCATTTACGCACCCTTAGCTAAACACTTAATAGCGCAACTATCCTGCACCATATTACCAACACGTTTTGATGTGTAGAACTGTACAGAGGTCTTGTCAGTGTAAACATCGCGAACAATGCGTAAACCATGGAGATCAAAGATAGTGTATGCTTTCTTGAAATCACCAAACAGAATAGCTTTGTTGCCTGCGGTGCTGAAATCCGGCATAAAGCGTGATTCATATACCGGACGTCCTAACAGAGTACCAACCATTCCATTAGCGATATTATCAATCCAAATATAATTCTGATTACCGTCTTTGAGTTTACGCAATGCTTGAATTGTAGATGGATTCATAAGCCATGCGGTGTTGTTGCCACGGTAAACCTGCCGTAATGAATAGTACAAATCAATGATTGCATCTGCGGTCAGTGTTGTAGATGTGATCTTTTGGAATGTACCAAAATCTCTTGTTGTATCTGCGGTTGCCGCAAAATCATAGGAAAGTAAACCTTTCGGCTTATTTGTGCCGTCTCCGGTTAAAAATGCTTCTTCCTCATAGTCTGCAAAAGTTTCAGCGACTTTCTGAGAATACCACGCTTCAACGTTAAACAGAGCATCGTCTAACAGTCTATAGGACGCTTTAGGATTTGCGTAAATTTCACCCCATGTGATTCCGGCTCTTGCTAACTGTGGAACGTTTGTGTTAGGTCTAGCAGTTAATTCACCTACCCAACCTGCGTCAGTACCGCCTAAATCAACATTCCAATAAGTATCCGGTGTGGAAACAGATTGTGAGGAACATAAACGACGCATAATGTTTAAGTCTCTAACCTTAGACAGAATCTTACGGTCTAAAGCGAACGGAACAGCATAACCACCTAGCGCGTTATTTCCGGTCTGACCCTGCGGAATAACAGCCGGATCCGAAGCCGAACCCGAACCCGAACCTGAACCCGAACCCGAAGCCGGATCATCCTTTGTTCCCAGTACAGCAGAGTCAAATTCTGCATGTTCTGTACGGTTTTTTCTGAGAATGTCAGATACACGTTTTGACCATGCTTCGGCTTTCATTTCGTTTGTCATGCTCTGTACTCCGTTGTTGCGTGACAGTTTTAACAGTTCACTCTTACACTCGCCTAATTCAGATTTGATACCCTCAATTTCGCTTTTATCTGCGGTTTTTGACTGAAAATCATCAAATTTAGCGGTTAAATCGTTAATTTTCTGATT